GTCGGGCGGCGCGGCAGACCCATGCCCCCGCTTGACGTGGCCGCCCGGGTCCGGACTCGCTTGACGTCCCCCACGGTGCCGCCGGAGGATCGCCCCATCCGCTTCATGGAGGAGCTCGAGGGGGACGGCCGCACCGTGGCCGCGGCGCTCGCCCTCCTCCTCGAGGCGGGCCGGCGTGGGGCCGGCGTGGCTCAGCCTCGTCCCGATCCGGAGGCCGCGTGATGGCCGACCGCGCATGGATCTATGCCCGCGTCTCGACCGAGGAGCAGGCCGAGCGCTACGGCCTCGACGCCCAGGTGTCCGTCCTCGAGGCGGTCGCCGCGCGGCGGGGCTACCTCGGCGCCCGGGTGATCCGGGATCCGGGCTACTCCGGCACGACGCTCGAGCGACCGGGGCTCACCGAGCTGCGCGGCCGGGTCGCCGCCGGCGACGTCGACGTGCTCCTGGTCGTCGACCTCGATCGCCTGTCTCGCCGGCTGCGCGACCTCGAGGACCTCTGCGAGATGTTCGCGGCCGCTGGCGTGCGGCTCGAAAGCCCGGAAGGGCCGCTCGACGTCACCACGCCCACCGGTGAGCTGACGGTGGGGATCAAGGGGGTGGTCGGTCGGTACGAGCGGCGGGTGATTCGGGAGCGCTCCTTGCGCGGGCGCTACGAGAAGGCCCGGCAGGGGTTGATCGTCCACGGGCGGGCGCCCTACGGCTACCAGCCGATCCCGGAGCCCGATCTCTCCAAGCGCCGGCGGTGGAGCGGGCAGATCGAGGCGCATCCCACGCATGCGCCGATCGTGCGGCTCCTCTTTGCCTGGCTCGTCGACGAGCAGCGAACCATCCGGGGGATGGCGGCCGAACTGAACCGTCTCGGCGTGCCGGCGCCGCGCGGCGGGCTCTGGCGGCCGGCGACGGTGCGGGACCTCGTGGCCAACCCGCTCTATGTCGGCCGCGCCTACTACGGCCGCCGCGAGGGGACGGGGCAGGGGCGGAAGCGCCGCGCGACTCGCTGGCGGCCTGAATCGGCGTGGGTGCCGATCGCCGTCCCGGCGCTGGTCTCCGAGGCGCGGTTCGCCCGGACCCAGGCCCAGCTCACCGAGAACCGGGCGCGGCGGAGCGGCCGGCCGGGGCGCTTCTATCTCCTCCGCGGGCTCGTCGTCTGCGGTGCGTGCGGCTGGCGGTGGACGGGTCACGCGACCTCGGGTCGGCCAGGGCACACCTACTGGTGTGGCCGCCGCACCGGGTTGGGGACGGTATGTCGATCGCGCCCGATCACGGGCGCGTGGCTCGAGACTCGGGTGTGGACGGGCGTGGTGATGGTGCTCCGCGATCCGCGCTGGCTCGCGCGGCAAGTCACCCGCGCGCAGGACCAGCTGGGGATCCGGGCCATCGAGGTGCAGTCCGAGGCGGAGGTCCTCCGCCGGCAGCTCGCCGACGCCGAGCGGAAGACGTCGGCGCTCCTCGACCTGGTGGCGGATCCCGCCTTGCCGACCGCCATGCTCCGTGCTCGGCTCACCGAGCTGGGCCGACAGGCGGAAGGGCTCCGGACTCGGCTCGCCGCCGCGGAGGCGCGCGTGCGGGAGACGGCCGGCCAGACGGTGGCGCTCGACGGCGCCGTCGCGGTCGCGTGCCAGACGATCCTGGCTGGCCTTGAGGCGCTCGACGACGAAGGCCGGCGCCAGCTCCTGGGCCGTCTCATCCGCGCCATCCTGGTCTATGACGACCGGATCGAGGTCCGCGGGCTCTTGCCGGCGGCGTCATGGGCGGGCTCGCAATTGTCCGCGTCTTCGACACGACTCGGACAGTTTCCCGATGAGGCGGAGGGGCACGGCTACACCCTGACGCTGGCCCGGACGGGGGCGGCCCGATGACCGACCGCACCCTCCGCCTGGCTGAGGACCTGGTCCTCCCGCTCGACGCGATCACCCAGACCTTCGGCGTCCTGGCCGTCCGCGGGGCGGGTAAGTCGAACCTGGCGGCCGTCATGGCCGAGGAGTTTGCCCAGGCCCACCTCCCCTTCGTGGTCATCGACCCCGTCGGGAGCTGGTTCGGACTCCGGTCCTCGGCCGACGGGAAGGGCCCGGGCCTGGCCCTGCCGATCTTCGGCGGCCGTCACGGCGATGTCCCCCTTGAGGCGACGGGCGGCGCCCTCCTGGCCGACGTCGTCGTCGACGAGCGCCTCTCCTGCGTCATCGACACCAGCGAGCTCAGCGAGAGCGCCAAGATCCGGTTCCTGACGGACTTCGCGGAGCGCCTCTACCGCCGCAACACGGAGCCCCTGCATCTCTTCCTCGAGGAGGCCGACGACTACCTGCCCCAGCGGCCGCTCCGAGAGCTGGCCCGGTGCCTGGGCGCCTGGGAGGCGATCGTGCGCCGCGGCCGGGCTCGGGGCCTCGGGATCACCCTGATCACCCAGCGCTCGGCCGTCCTGAACAAGAACGTGCTGACCCAGATCGAGACGCTCGTGGTGCTGCGCACGACGTCGCCGCAGGATCGCAAGGCGATCGCCAGCTGGGTCGAGTACCACGGCCAGAGCGCCGAGCTGCTCGCCTCGCTGCCGGGCCTCGAGGACGGGGAGGCCTGGGTCTGGTCGCCCCACTGGCTGAAGGTCATGCGGCGGGTGCGGATCCGCCGGCGGGCCACGTTCGACAGCGGCGCCACGCCGAAGGCCGGGCTGGCCAGCCGGCGCCCGGCCACCCTCGCCGACGTCGACCTCGTGGCGATCCGGACCCGGATGGCGGCCACCATCGAGCGGGTCAAGGCCGAGGACCCGCGGGAGCTCCGCCGGCAGGTGGCCGAGCTCAAGGCTCAGCTGACGAAGGCCGAGGCCTCGGCCGCTCGACGCCCCGCGGGCCCGACCTCGAAGCCGGTGGAGATCCCCGTCCTCACCCCCGCCCACCTGACGCGCCTCGAGGGGGCCGTCGGGAAGCTCGACGCGGGCCTCAAGCGGTTGTTCGGGTTCCAGGCTGACCTGGAGCCCTTGGCATTCGGTCTTCGGAAGGTGATGACGCCCCTCCTCGAGGAGCTGCGCGTCCTCCGGGTGCCGGCGCCCGTTGCCACGTTGGCAATGCCGCGGCCGACCCCGAGGGTCGCGGTGGGGGCCGGCGATCCGACGCTGGGGAAGAGCGGTCTCCGCCGGATGCTGGTCGCGCTGGCCCAGCGGCCCGGGCTGAGCCGTGGCCAGCTCGGGGTGCGCGCGGGCCTGTCCTCGAGGAGCGGGTCGTTCGACACCTATCTCTCGCGGGGCCGCACTCAGGGCTGGATCGCCGGCGACAGCGCTCGCCTCACGATCACGGAGGCTGGCCTAGCCGCCCTGGGCTCGTATGAGCCCCTGCCGGAGGGCCCGGCCCTCCTCGAGCACTGGCTCCGCGAGCTCGGTGGGAGCGGTGCTGCGCGGATGCTCCGCGCGTTGGCGGACGTCTACCCGGCGAGCGTGACGCGCGCCGTGCTCGGCGAGCGCGCCGGTCTGAGCGATCGGAGCGGCTCGTTCGATACCTACCTGTCCCGCCTGCGCACGCTCGAGCTCGTGGAGGGCCGGGGCGAGCTGCGGGCGGCGGCGGAGTTCTTCGTGTGATGGACCCCCAACTTCGGGCCGATGTGCGAGGTGTGCTGGTACGGTCGCGGCTCTGGATCGAGCGCGAGCTCCGCGACGACGACGGGAACGCCATCGAGCCGAGTCATCAGCTCTTGGAGGACCTCGCCTCCGCGCTTGACGACCTCGACGCCGCGCCTGAGGGGGACGCGGTGGAGCGGGGGGCGCGGGGGATTAGGCGACAGCACGAAGAGGGATGTGATGAGGACTGGTCGGCCATGGCCCGCGCCGCCCTCGCCGCGCTGGCCGAGCGGAAGCATCTGACGGGCGCGACGATCGATGCCCCCGACGCGGACACGGTGGAGCGGGTGGCTGACGTGCTCATGGACACGTACTACGCCCATCGGAAACAGCTTTCGGTATGGTCTGAGATGGCCCGCGCCGCCCTCGCCGCCATGGTCGAGCGCCCGGTGCTCCACGGCAAGCCCTGTGGCCTGTCGGCCGAGATCGACGAATTGCAGGCGGAAGTGCCACCGCGGTGGGGAAGGGAGACGGGATGAAGGCACAGGAGACCGAGGATGCCGAGCTGCTGGCGCTCGCCGCGCTTGTGTATCACGAGTCGGCCGTACTCGCGGCCGGTGTCGGGGTCCCCTTCGATCCGTATACGCCGGCGGTCCAAGAGCTGCGCGATCGACTCGTGGCGCGCGGCGTGCTTCCGCGAGAAGCCGATGACGCCGCCCAGGGGAAGGTCGCTCGGGATGGCCGCGTGTGAGAAGTGCTGGGGGGATGCCTTCGGCGAGGCGATCCGGCGCGGCGGGTCCCAGGCGGATCGCTACCGGGAGCTGCTGGCCGAGCGGAAGAACACGCCGTGCACCTCTGAGCAACAGCGGGGGAGTGTGGGCGCCCCTGGCCATGACCCGCCCCGACTGGCCGAGCGGGCGGCCTGGGGGATTCTGGAGCGGGCCGGGCTGGTGCTGGCCGAGCCCCCGGTCTCGGGGGTGCCGTGCGTGGACGGGGCGCCGCACGCCTGGGCGGACGCGACCGTGCTCGGGGCGACCACCCGTCGCTACGTCTGTGAACGGTGTTCCGTGATCCGGGAGGCGGCCGGGAGCTTGTGATCCTGTCGGTGTTCCTGCCCGTGGTGCCGGTCAACTCGAAGAATCAGCGGGAAAGTAACTGGACCCGGAGCGCCCGGGTCCAGCGCCACCGCTGGCTCGCCTGGGCGCTCTACCGGACCTGGGTGGTGCCGCCCGGGTGGGGACCGACCGTGCCGAAGGTGGTCCGGTTCGAGGCGCGGCTGCACAACCGGATGGACGAGCAGGACGGATTGCGGGTGGCGTGTGCCCCGTTCCTGGACGCGCTCCAACTGCCGGCCCCGGCGGCGGGGAAGCGGGCGGCCACGCTGGGGGTCGGGCTGATCGACCACGACGGCCCGGACTGCGGGCATACGTTCCTGTATGGGCAGCGGATTGAACGGACGAAGAGTCAGCAAGGGGTGCTGGTGACGGTGGGGCTACTCGGCCCCGCCATAGACTGGACCTCTGGAGGAGGCGATGACGCTCTGTCGGGTCGATCACGATGAGCTGGTCTACGACGAACGACGGCACGACTGCCCGGGGTGCGCCCTGGTCAAGCAGGTAGAGATTCGCGAGGGCGAGGCGGCCAAGTGGAAGTCGGACTATTCGGATCTCGAGGACGGGCTGGCGACGGTGGCCGAGGAGCTGGACGAGGCGAAGGCGAAGATCCGGGAACTCGAGCGGGACCTGGGCGCGGTCGAGCGGGACCAGGCCTCAGGGTCGCCCTGGCGGCCATGAGTCTCCGAAGCGGCGAACGGCGGGCGAGTCGAAAGCCGTGGCAGTGGTGGCGGACCGCCTACAACGCCCTGGCCGTGCGGGAGGTGGGGACGGTGCTCCCGGAAGGGGACACGCCCCGGCTGATCCTGGGGGTGATCGCGGAGACGGGCGGCGTGACCCAGGCCATGCGGGCGAACGTGCGCCGGGTGGTCCGGCTGCATAACGCCGAGCTGGACCGGGAAGCGGGGCGGGGGTAGGGGATGGGCCAGCCCCGGACGAAACGTGGACTCGCCCCGCTGGCGCCCACGGGGGCCCGGAGCCGGGCCTACACCCGGCGGATGCGCGAGGCGGGGCGGTGCGCCCATTGTGGGAAGCCGGCGGCCCCGTACACGCTCTGTCCGACGCGGCGGCGGGACAAGGCCCGGGTGGCGATGAACGCCCGGGCGGCGAAGGAACCGCCGCTCCCGGAGGCGACCCCGGGCGACCTGGTGCGATATCTGACGCGGTGGTGTCCCCTGACGGCGAGACTGGTACGAGCGGCGCGCGCTCGGGTGGAGGTGACGGGTGGAGTGGACGATCCCGCGTGACTGGCTCCCGATGGACCCGTGGCGCTTCCGGCGGTGGCTGGTGGAGTCGGCTCACGGGTACACCCGGTCGGGCTGGTCGGGGGCCGTCGTGTATGCGCATCCCCGGGCCCGGCGGACCCCGGCGGGGCAGCTGATCCCGGGCTACCTCGGGGCGGAGCTGGACGACGGGCGGGTGTTCGTGCCCCCCGAGCTGGCCCCGGACATGGCGGCGCTCTGATGGGCCGCTGTGCCTCGGAGGGGTGCCTGGTGATGGTGGCTCCGGCGCGGCTGTTGTGTACGCCGCATTGGCAGGCGGTCCCGCTCGAGCTGCGCCGGGCGGTCAACCGGACGTGGGCGGCCTTGCAGCTGGCGGCCGGCCCCCTGTTTGCGGCAGACCGGGACGCGGTGGCAGCGGCCTATGAAGCAGCCCGCGCAGCGGCGTTGGCGTCCTTGGAGACCTCTGAATGACCCAATTACCGCTCCCAGGGGCCGAACGCACCGATGCGTCCCGACTCCGGGCCGTCTGGGAGGTGCTGGGCCCGGCCGTGAACGGGCATGAACGAGACGCGCGGATCTTCCTCGCCGCGCGCCCGGAGGTGTGGACGCTGTTCCTGGTCTTCGCGGAGCCGATGCGTCGGCTGGGGCGCCGGTTCGGGATTGGCCTCCTGGCTGAGCGGGTGCGGTGGGAAGTGCGGACGACCTGGACCCCGGAGGCCCGCGGCTACCGGCTGAATAACAATCACCGGGCCTACTTGGCGCGCTACCCCGTGGCCGTGGACCCCCGGCTCGGCCCCCTGCTGACCACGCGCCGGGTGGCCGGGGTAGACTAGGGCGGTCATGGGGCGGCGACCGAGTAGCTATACCGAGGCGGTGGGGCACCAGATTCTGGAAGGGATCACCGGGGGGCTGGCCTGGACGACGGCGTGCGGCCGGGCGGGGATCACCCGAGACACGGGGGAGCGGTGGCTGCGACGGGTGCCCGTCTTCCGCGCTGCCGTAGAAAAAGCGCGGTACGCGGCCAAGGCGCGGAACGAGCTCAAGATCCAAATGGGGCGCGCGCAATGGCAATCGGCGGCGTGGTGGCTGGAGCGGCGCTATCCCGACGAGTACGGCCGCCGACTGCCGTTGCTCGGCGCCGGACCCGGGGAAGAGGGCTCGCCGGAAGAGCTCATGGTGGTGGGCTTCCTCGCCAAGCGTGACCAGCGGAAACATGACCGGAAGGCCCCGTGAGCCTGACGGCGGTGCGACGGCAGCACAAGCGGACCGCCCTGATCGGGGACGCCCTGGCCTGGTACGCGCACGAGCCGGTGGCCTATGTCGAGCATATGATCTTGCGGGGGAGTGCCTGTCCTCGCGGGCCGGTGCTGTGCCCGCACCGCCCGGGCCGGGATGGGTGTCAGCGACGGAGGACCGAGCAGGGCGAGCTGATCGTCGTGCGTCCCGAGCAAGCGGACGTCCTGGCCCTGATTGCGGAGCACCCGCGGGTGGCCCTGCGGGCGGCCAACGGGATCGGCAAAGACACGCTGACCGCCTGGGCGATCGAGTGGTACCTGTGCACGCACTACAAAGCCAAGGTGCCGATCGTGAGCCCGACCGGCCGGCAGGTCAAGCGGACAATCTTTTCGGAGCTGGCGCTGTGGGTCACCCGTTCCCTGTCGAAGCCGAACCTCGAGCTGATGATGACAAACGAGCTGCGGCACCTGGGGGCGCCCCGGGAGTGGACGGCGTTCGGATTCGCCCCGCTGGTCTCCTCCACCGACCCGACCGGCGGGATCGAGGGGATCCATGCGGAGCATCTGCTGTTCATCATCACGGAGGCCAAGGCCGTCGAGAAGGGGGTGTGGGACGCGGCCGAGCGGATGGCGACCCGACCGGGCAACAAGGTGTTCTGCCAGTCGGTGCCGGGCATCGCGGCCGGGGACTTCTTCGAGTGCTTCACCGTCAAGGCGCGGACGTGGCGGAGCTATCACTTCCCCTCGGCGCGTCGGGTGGAGGTCGAGGACGGCGGGGTGACCTATGTCCCTACGACACCGCTGGTCGATGACGCCTCGATCCAGGCGAAGCTCGAGGCGGGCGAGGACTCGCCGAATTTCCGGGCCGGGGTGCTGGCGGAGTTCCTCTCGGCGGACCCGCGGGCCTTGATCCCGCTGGCGTGGGTGGAGGCCGCGCACGCGCGGTGGCGGGCGCTGGAGACCGCCGGGACGCTGGCGACCCTGCCGATCACGACGCTCGGGCTGGACCTGGGGTTCGGGGGGAGCGACCGGACGAGCCTGGCCAAGCGGAGCGGCCTGGTCATCGTGAGCGTCTCGCGTCCCCCGGGCGATACGATGCTGGCCACGGGCCTGGTGCGGCTCCTGGCCGACGCCGGGGCGGTCCCCGTGGTGGACGCGATCGGCGCCTCGGGCGTGGTCGATCGGCTGCGGGAATTGGGCGTCAAGGTCTTGGCGTTCGTGGCCGGCGCGCGGACCGACGCGACCGACCGCACGGGAGAGCTGGGCTTCGTGGATCTCCGCGCGGCGGCGTGGTGGGGGGTGCGGGAACGGCTCGATCCTCAGCGAGGCGACGAGATCGCCTTGCCGCCGGACCCCCTGTTGACGGCCGACCTGACCGCCCCGAAATGGCAGCTGACCAGCGGGGGGAAGATCCGCATTGAATCCAAGGACGATATTCGGAAGCGGCTGCGGCGGTCGACGGATGACGGGGACGCTGTGGTGATGGCCTTCGCGGCCGAGCTGATGAAAGGCACGGACCTGGTGCCCTCGGCGATCATCGATCCGACGCCGGCGACCTATCACGCGGATCGCGGCGGGGGCGTGTGGGGCGACCGACGCGGGGGGCGGTCGCTGTGGGGGCGAGGATGACGTGGGCGGACGTGCTGGACGCGATCCGGCGGTGGTGGTGTCGACGACGGCGGGCCGTGCGGCTGGGGTTCATGGTGCGCCTCGAGTCGGACCACGGTTCACACCCGCACGGCCGCTATCGGCTGTGGGAGGCTCATATGGCAGTGGAGATTCCGCCACACAAGCGAGCGCGGTTGCGCGTGCTCCCGAAGGACATCGACGGAAACCCGGCGCCGATCGAGGCGGGGTCGTTGACCAAGTCGGTGTCGGATCCGGGCGTGGTGACGGCGGTCCAGGACGCGGCCGACGAGCTGGTGATCCTGGTGACCCGGGGCACCGTGCTGGGAGTCGCCACGCTGCGCGTGCGCGCCGACGCCGACCCGGGCTCGGGCGTGGTCCCGGTGACGGGTGAGATCGAGTTCAGCGTGCCGGCGGGCCTGGCCACGGGGCTCGGCTTCGACGCAATCGTGGAGGATGATCCGGCGAACCCGCCACCGGCCTAGGGGACAAGGGGAAGGGGGGTCGGCCCGCGGGGCTGGCCCCCCTTCGGGGAGTCACGGATGCGACGACGACGACGGGGTCAGGGTCCGGCGCCCCGGGTCACCGAGGCGGCGCTGCACGCGGACCGAGCCCGGCGGGACGTGGCGGCCGACCGGATTTTGACGATCTTGGACGGCTGGGTGGCGAAGCAGGGATGGACGCCGGACGAGGTCGAGCACGCCTGGGCCCGCATGTTCCGCGAGTTGGTCCAGATCAATCACCGCGACGGGGTGAGGAGCCGACGACGATGCGAGCCACGACTGACGACGCCGGGAAGCTGACCCTCGAGGGGGACACGCCGGACGAGTTGACGGACCTGGGGTTGCGGCTGCGGCAGCCGTACCGGATCACGGCTCTGCGTAAGCGGGCGGTGGAGTTCACCCCGGGGGTGCTGCCGGTCGCAAGCTGGCTCGTGGCCGTGCGCGAAGCCTGGCGGGTCTGGGTCCAAGCGGCCCCGGACTGGTTCGTCGCCCTGGGGCACCTGGGGACGACGTGGGCCCTCTTGCTGTGGGTGACCACGCGGACC